CTTTCTGGTCCGAGGTCCTGCAGTGGGCTTTGGCATGACCCAGAGCTTCTCCTTCGGAGACGGCCCTGCGGTTTCCCTATTTCCAAATGAAAAACCCCCAGAGGTGGAAAGCCATCTGGGGGTTCTGACGTGATTAGCGTCTATCAACACAGGTTATGCGATAGGCATCATCTATCAGTTTCGTTCGGCTTTCAAGGTGGCGACCGGAATACGTTTGGTTGGGCGCAATGTCGCCTCAGTCGATGGAGCTAGGTAACTAGACGCCAAAGGCTGAATTCCGGGCTCTGCTGACCCAATTGCACCCCGGTCGTAGTGGAACCCCACAAGGTGGGCGCCTGAACAGGGCAGGGGACCTGAGTACCAGACTGGTCGTAGATACCAGGGGGAAAGGGGTTGGGGTTTGTCCATAGAGATTTGCGATGCCTGACGATGTCTGGTTGCTTAAACGCGGTGAGCCGGTGGCTTATCGCTGGTGCGATGCCTGCCTGAAGCTAGCCCGTGATCTTTCGGATCGAGGCTGGTGTCCTACCTGCGAGTGGGAATGCACAGCTGTTGGACGACGGGCCCCGCGAGAAATTAGCCCTGCTTACGCCGCCCGCCGAGCCTCCAGAGCCGCCAACCAGTGACCTCGAAGGCAGCACGGAACCTGCGTCTCTTGAAACGCCTCCGGGAAGCTGCAGAACAGTTTGGGTAACGCGCCCATGTTCATGATCCGTATAGCAACAATCATACCAGCTGATCAATAAATGACCAAACCAACCTCGTATTTCGATCGCACGCAGAAACTGCATTCGATGGGCGACGTCAATGCGCTTTTGGAGCGTCGCGCGCCGGGTGTGATGGCAAAGGTCAATGGCGGGAGCGGGGAGCTGATAGAGGCTACCGGACGGACAGTCGAGCCCAATTCACTCGACTTACCGAAGCCGTCCCCGACTCCTGCCGCCCAATCCACCCAGGCGGCAGTCGAACCAGACGCACTCACCGAGCGGCGTGCTGCACTCCTGACGTGGATTGAACCGGTGCGCAACAAGGATGGCAGTGGCTACCAGTGCGCAGGTGGGACTGGATACGTCGTGAGGAAAACCATCGTGGATGGTAAGACCACCTACTGGGCGTGGTCCGACAAGAAGCTTCTGGGCTACTCGCACGACATCAAGGTCGCCCGGGAGCACTGCCAACTGCATGCGGAGCGGCCATGAGGCGCGCTGCTCGGCGTGACACCAACGAGAACGGGCTTGTCGCGACCTTCGAGCAATTGGGGGGTCTGTGGGTTCAGACCGGCCCACTGGATGGCTGGGGTTTGTGGCGCGAGCATTGGTATCCGATTGAAATCAAACACGGCAAAAATCCTTACACCGACGCACAGGTGTTGTTTCTTGCCTGCTGCCGTGAACGCAATGCTCCGGTCTGGACATGGCGGACGGATCGCGACGTGATGACCTGTTTGGGCGCGCGGGTGAGCGCATGAAGCGTAAGCTCACCGATGAGCAGGCTGAAGAAATTCGCGCTGTCGTGGCCGCGCGCAAAGCGCTCCCAACACACGCTCAGCTTGCCAAACAATTCGGGATCAGTAAGCGCGTGGTGGACGACATCGCTTGTGGCAAAATCTATAAAGCTCCACGTGGAACGGTAACTCGGTTACATACTGCGTCGATGGAGTTAGGTTTGGCTAAGCCGTAATGTGGACGGTCCGTGAAATACCTGCGTCTCACCTGGCTGATTGTGACCAACCGCCTGCGGATCCGGAAACGACCTTGAAAAAATGGCTGCTGCTCGTTTGCCTCCTTGCGACGCTGCCCACGAGCGCGGCTGTTCTGACCGCCCCTGCGGTGCTCAGCTGTCCTGAGCCGCTGTGGGTGACGAGCTGTCCGAGCGCGACCTACCTGCCGGTGGTGCTCACAGACGCCACGCATCAAGTGGCGAGCGCGAGCAAGACGACCCCCGTTTGGGCGCATACCCTGAGCTGGTACGCCGATCACGACCCAACGGTGCCGCTGGTCGTCTGTCCTGCCGGTGCCATCCTGGGGGCCGACGCCAGAGCCTGTCTGAGCGCCGCAGGGACTGACGCGTCAGTTCTCATCACCCGAAGCGCGATCGCCGCTCCTGCGCCTCCTCCTGCGGTCCAGATGGCCGCTTACACGATCACTTCGACCACGAGTCCGGAACTCACGGTGACGTTTTCGGCCCTGGACGCGCTCGTGTCGCAGTGCTTCACGCTCGTGTCGGGTACGCGCAAGGTCGCGACCTGCGTCCCGCCGGCGGTGCCCAAGCCATGACGTTTAGCGAAGCGATGACCGCGCACGCAGGGCATTACCTGAGTGCGTGTCTGGAGGCCACGAACGGCAACGTGAGCAAAGCGGCTCAGATCGCCGGCGTGCATCGCGCGCATTTCTACTCGCTGTGCCAGCGCTACTGCGGCTGCGTTCCGCGTAAGCCCAAGCCCCACAAACCGAATCCCTTTGCGACGTGGCACCTGCCGCGTCCCTCAACCGAAGTGCGTCCATGACCTTGGGCGTACACATCGAAGCTCAGATCACAATCCACCTGCATAGCGAACCCTCGCAGCATATTCTCGACTCCATCGCCAACCTCAAGGAGACCCTAGTGGCTTCCAATCAAGACCTGCTGGCTGCTCTGAACCTGGTCAACGCCAACGTGACCGATATCGGCGTCGAAGTGGACAAGATCGGCACCGAAACCACGGCCCTGCAGAAATCCGTGGCCGATCTCACCGCAGCGCTGGCCAATGGCACTACGACGCCCGAAGTCGATGCGGCACTCGCGGCCGTGCAAGCGGGCGTTGCGGGTCTGGCGAGCCGCGTCAAGGCCGTCGATGATCTCGTGCCGGATTCGCCCGTTACGCCGTAATGCCCACACCCATCAAGGGCGAACGCTTAAGCGACTTCATGCATCGGCATTTGCCGAAAGCCAAGAAGCCCAAGCCGCCCGAGAAGCGCAAATGATGCGATTGCCCGAAATCGTGAGTCGATCAGAGACGATCCGTCCCTTGCGAGACAAGATCCTGGTGAAGCCCTTGGACTGGGAGCCCAGCAAAGTGCTCGAGGTGGTGCGTCACGGCCGCCCGCTCAGAGGCGAAGTCATTGCCGTGGGCCCAGGCTCGTACCCAAAACGCTACAATCGCGACTACTCCAAGACATGGGATAGCAAACAATTCGTGCCGCTACAGGTGAAGCCCGGGGACGTGGTGGAACTGGGTGGCCTGAATCAGTTCGACGGTGAGGGCTATGGCCACTTCACCGAGGTCATGCATGGGACCGAGCGGCTGCTGATCTGCCAGGAAAGTGATATTTGCGGGGTTGTCGATGAAGCAGCCTCAGAATCAGGTGTTTGCGAATGACAATGGTTGAGTTTCTCCATGAAACCTTCCCTTGGTGGGCCATCGCTGCTGGATTGATCTTGGCAATGGGCGTCTTCGGCCTTTATGCGTTTGGGAGTTGGCTGCGTCATGGCTAATCCGAATGGAAACCCGGCCACGCTTACGGCCCCGCAATTTAAACCCTCAGTATCAGGGAACCCTGGCGGTAAGCCCAAAGCCTCGCGCAATCGCCTGCAAGGAAAGTTCCTGAGCGCGCTCGCGGATGACTTTGATAAACATGGGATTCGAGCCATTCGCCGAGCACGTCTGCGAGACCCGATGGGGTATGTGAAAGCCATCGCGGCCTTGATGCCCAAACAGGTGGAGCAATCCCAACCGCTGGACGATCTGACCGATGCCGAGCTCACCGCTGGAATCGCCTTGCTCCGAGCTCGTCTTACTGGCGGCGCTGGAGAAGGAGCAGGGACGCCGGGCGAGCCAGAATCGATTAACTAGCTACCGCCCCTACCCGAAGCAGCGGGAGTTTCATGCGGCCTCGCCTGCCTTTCGTGAGCGCATGCTCATGGCCGGCAACCAGGTTGGAAAGACACTCAGTGCAGCATTCGAAGTCGCCATGCACCTCACCGGCCGCTATCCGGATTGGTGGGACGGCATCCGCTTCAATCGTGCGGTGAGATGGCTGGCAGGCTCAGAGTCCGCCGAACTGACGCGCAAGGGCGTACAGCGGCTACTACTGGGCCCACCCGAGAACGAGGCGCTGTGGGGCACCGGATCCATCCCCAAGGCCGATCTAGCGGGCTGGGCGCGCCGTCCAGGCGTACCGGATGCGGTCGCCACCATCAACGCGAATCACATCGCTGGCGGCATCTCGAGCATCCAGCTGGCGACCTACGACCAAGGGCGTACGAAGTGGCAGGCCGATACGATCGATGGCGTGTGGTTCGATGAGGAGCCCCCGGAAGACATCTATTTCGAGGGCCTGACCCGTACCAATACGACTGTGGGTCCGGTGATGACGACGCTCACACCGCTGCTGGGTGTGTCCAAGGTCGTGGCGCGGTTCTACATCGACCATCACGTCGGGACTCATCTGACGATGATGGATATCGAGGATGCCGAGCACTACACGCCCGAACAGCGGGCCGCGATCATTGCCAGCTATCCGGCGCATGAACGCAAAGCCCGTACCAAGGGCATACCGCAACTGGGGAGTGGACGCGTGTTTCCCATCGACGAAGACGACATCAAGATCGAAGCTTTCCCCATCCCGCCGCATTGGACACAGAACGGCGGCCTGGATTTCGGCTGGGACCATCCCAGTGCTGCCGTCAAACTCGCTTGGGACCGCGACATCGACTGCCTCTACGTCACCGCGGCCCACCGTCAACGTGAGCAGACGCCCGCGATGTTCGCAGCTTCTATCAAGCCCTGGGGAGCGCATCCAGACGGCTCACAATGGCTTCCCTGGGCGTGGCCGCATGATGGCTTACAGCACGATAAGGGATCAGGCGAGCAGTTGGCCAAGCAGTACCAGGCACAGGGCCTGAACATGATGAAGCAGCGGGCGACCTTCGAAGACGGCAGCAACGGCGTAGAGGCCGGTGTCTCGGAGATGCTCGATCGCATGCAGACGGGGCGCCTGAAGGTGTTCAGCCACCTCACGGACGTATTCCAGGAGCACAACCTGTATCACCGCAAGGACGGGCTGATCGTCAAGAAGGGCGACGACCTGCTTTCGGCGATCCGCTACGCCATGATGATGCGTCGCCACGGCATCGTGCAGAACAAACCAGCGTCAAAGCCCACTGTAACGACGCAATCCATGCGCGGACATGGCTGGATGGGCTAGATTCTGCCGTCGGCCCCGAATGGGTATGGCAGATTCTTGCGCGAAGAATGTGGACGTAGTCGTTTCACCCGCACAGCAATAGGCGTACATTCGACGCACTTTGTAGCGTGGGCGGGTCAGTATGGCGTTCAAGCTTCCCCAAGAAAGCACCAATCAAGACCAGGCCCGACGGCTCTTCTGTGCCCAAGCTGCTGAGGAACTGGAGCTCGCCGCCGCTTTGCGGGCCGGTGCCATGGACAGCACGTCTCGTCACGATGAAGTGGCCCGTGAGGTTCGTCAGACGCTGATCTCGCTCGCCGCCCGGGCCCGCGCACTCGCGTGATCGACCCGGCCGACACGGACGCGCAGACCGACGAAGACATCTTCTGTGAGGCCAAGGAGCGGCTACAGATCTGTGATCAAGCCGAGAGCGACAACCGCATCCGCGGATTGCAAGCACTCTCCTTCCGCGATGGTGCGCAGTGGGATGCGGACATTGCGAACGCCCGCAAGATCGACAACCGACCCGCACTCACGATCAATCACACCGATACGTTCTGTGCGCGGGTTGAGAACACGCTCAAACAGCAACGCCCTCGGATCAAGGTACATCCCGTCGGTGGAGGCGCACAGATCGAGGATGCCAAGGTCGTCAACGGCCTGATCCGGCACATCGAGGTGCTGTCCAACTCATCGATTGCCTACGACACCGGAGGTGTGAGTGCGATCAACATCGGCTGGGGCTACTGGCGCATCGTCGGTGAGTTCTGCGATCCAAAGAGCTTTGATCAAGAGCTTCTGATCAAGCCGATTCGCAACACCTTCACTGTGTACATGGACCCCACCTCCGTGATGCCGGCCGGTGAAGACCAACAGTGGTGCATCATCACCGAGAAGATGAAGCGCCGCGAGTACAAGCGGAAATACCCGAAGGCCGACAACTGCGAATGGCAGTCCGATGGGGCAGGGGATGACACGCTCGACTGGGAGAGCAAGGAAGAGCTGAGACTCGCGGAGTACTACCGCATTCACGAAGTGGCGGACGTGCTCTATCAGCTCTCGGATGGCCGCACGGCACTCAAATCTGAGCTACCGGCCGAAGAATCCATGGCGCAGGCCGGAATCGGCATTACCGTGGGTCGCGATGGGAAACCGGTAAGCCGGCCCACCACGCGCAAGATCGTGCAATGGTTCCGTCTGAATGGTAAGACGATTGTCGAGCGTCGAACCATCCCCGGCCGCTTCATTCCGGTGATCCGCTGCCAGGGCAATGTGTTGGACCTGAACGGCCAGGTCAAACGCAAAGGCATGGTCGAGAATCTGATGGACCCTGCCCGTATGTTCAATTACTGGCGCACGGCTCAGACCGAGCGCTATGCGCTGGCTCCGAAGGCTCCCTGGGTGGTGGCCGAGGGGCAGATCGAAGGCCACCCCGAGTGGCATAGCGCGAACCAGAAAGCGTTCTCCACGCTCGTCTACAAGCCGATCGCCGGCCCCGATGGCATGGCCCTGATCCCGCCGCCGCAGCGCCAAGTGCCGGCCCAGGTTGAGGCGGGCATGAGCGAGGCGGCCCAGGGTGCCGAACATGACCTGATGGCGGTCGCCGGCATGCCGCAGGAGAACCCTGAGATTGCCGCGCGCGTAGTGAGTGGCAACAAATACCTTGCACGTCGGCAGGGCATGCAGGACCTGACACACTTCCAGTACTACGACAACCAGACGCTCGCAATCCTATGGACGGGGCTGATTCTGCTCGAGCAGATCCCGTACTACTACGACACCAACCGCATGCAGCGGATCATCGGCGACGACGGTCTGCCGGAAATGACGCAGATCAATGAGCCGGTGGTCGATCCTACGACACAGGCTATTCTCGCGGTCAAAAACAACCTCACGTTGGGCCAATACGATGTGGTGATGGACACCGGGCCCGGCTATCAGACCAAGCGCGAAGAAGGCACCGAGGCTATGGTGCAATTACTGGGTACACCGCTGGGTGAGCCCATGGTCCGTACGGGTCCCGACATCATCCTGCGCAACATGGACTTCCACGGCGCCGATGACATGGCCGATCGTCTGGCGGTTTCGACGCCTGAAGGCCTGGACAAGGCCGTCAAGCAGCTGCCGAAGCAGGCCCAAGCCATCGTGCAAGGCTTGCAGCAGCAGCTACAGCAAGCCCAGCAGACCATTCAACAGCAGGCGCTGGAGATCAAGTACAAGGCGACGATCGAGGAAGCCAAGATTCATGCCGGGCGCGAGAAGGCGCACATGGACGACGATACCAAGCGTCACGGCGACGAGCTGCGCGCGCATACCTCCCTTGCTGTCGCAGGCATCCACGGCGCCACGCAACTGCTGAATACGAATACCGAGGCTGCCCACGACCGCAAGGCCGCCCGGGAGTTGATCGATAACGCGGTAGAGAACGAAAAAGCGGCGTCCAGGACGCAGTGAGAAACCCATGCAAGTTGTGACCTCAGAGAACTACCAGCAGCTGATCGAGACCGGCAAGGTGCCCGAGTTCAAGCCGCCTGAGGCGCCCAAAGCGGACGCCAAGGTGGAGGAACCGGTGAAGGAGCCCACTCGTGCAGCAGATGGCACGTTCACTGAGGCCAAGGCTGACAAGGTTGACGAAAAAGCGGCTGTAACAGCCGAGGATGATGAAGGTTTAACTCCAGAAGAGCGGGCTCGGTTCACCGAGCAGATCAGTAAGAAGATTGGTGCTAAGCACAGGCAGATGAAAGAGGCCGAAGAGTTCGGGACGAAACAATATCTCGAACGGTTGGAGGCAGAGAAGCGGGCAGAGGCTCTTGAGCGCGAACTCAACGAGTTGAAAGAGAAGTCACGGCCCGCCCCGGTCGCTGAGAAGGCTCAGCCCAAACCGGAAGACTTCACAACGGTCGCTGAATACACGGATGCATTGACGGATTGGAAGGTCGAGAAGAAGTTCAAGGAGAAGGAAGAGCAGCAGGCACAGGCGAAGGCGCAAGCCGACGCGGAAGCTGCGGCAAAAGCGTTCCAAACACGCTTAGCCGCTGCTATCAAGGAAATTCCGGACTATCAAGCGGTGATCGATGGCAGCGATGCCGTCGCGCGTCACCACATCCTGAATTACCTGATCGAGTCGGACATCGGGCCGAAGCTGCAATATCACCTCGCCAAGAATCCGGATGTATTGGACCGTTTGAATTCCCTGTCGCCGATCAAGGCGATTGCCGAACTCGGCAAACTCGAAACGAAGCTGGAAACCAAAGCCGAGCCCAAAGTGGAAACGGCCAAGTTGAGCAGCGTTTCGCAAGCCCCCGCACCGATCACTCCCATCGAAGGCAAGTCAACGCCGGTTCACAAGGACCCGGCGACGATGACCTTCCAGGAGTTGCGCGAATACGAGCGTGCCCGAGAAGCCGCTAAGCGCAAACGGTGAGGGGTATGCATCCCTCTTTCTGGAGTTACTTTAAGTGCCCAATAACCTACTCGCGACGAGTTATATCGTCAACAAGGGTCTGCTCGTACTCGACAACATGCTGGTGTTCGCCAATGGCGTAGACAAGCAATACTCCGATGAATTCGCCATCAAGGAAGCGAAGATCGGAGCGACGGTCAACATTCGAAGGCCGCCACGATATCTGGGCTCCTTCGGGGCTCCGCTGAACATCGAGGACACGAACGAGACCTATATCCCGCTCTCGCTCAACAACCAGTTCCATGTCGATGTGCAGTTCACGACCGTGGATCTGCTGCTGTCGATGGACCTCTTTGCAATTCGGGTGCTGAACCCGATGATGCAGACGGCGGCGAATCGCGTGGATTCGGACGGTCTGTATTTCGCCTACCAGAATACAGCGCTGTCGGTCGGTACGCCTGGAACCTCTCCGTCGTCCTTTCTGACCTTCGCGACGGCCAACGCGCTGCTGGACATGGAAGCCTGCCCCACGGATGACCAACGCAGGAACGTGCTGGATCCCATCTCGGCGGCCGCGGCCGTGGATGGCATCAAGGGCCTGTTCAATCCTCAGGCGCAGATCGGCGATTACGTGCGCCGAGGCTTCATCGCTCGCCAGTTCGCGGGACTTGACTGGTATCGCGATCAGAACGTGGTGGCCTTCACCACCGGTGCTCAGGGCGGCACACCGCTGCTCACCGCGAATACGGGCGGCGCTTTCCTGACTACGGGCTGGGCACAGAGTGGCTTCATCCAGACCAACGGCTGGACGGCCAGCACGGGCGTCATCAAGGTCGGCGATATCATCCAAATCGCGGGTCTCTTCCCCGCGAATCCGCAGAGCCGCACGCAGTACGGCAATGCACTGAAGCAGTTCGTGGTGCTGCCGCCGTTCGGGTACGTGCCGAATCCGGTGGGTGCTGCGACGCCAGGACCGAGCTTCGCCGCCGGCACGCTGACCAGTGGGACATTCAATGCCGCAACCGGTGTGTACACCTCCGGTGGAGGTGCGGGTGCGCTATCGATCCTGATCGGCGAATGCGCCATCACCGGTGGTCAGTTCCAGAACGCCACCACGACGGCCGCTTTCACGGCGACCGCAGCCCTCACGGTCAATGGCGGAACCGCCAATGCCGCGAAGGTGAGCCCACAGGGCATGGTCTATCACAAGACGGCCTTTGCACTGGGCTTTGCGGACTTGCCGCTGCCGATCGGCGTGGAACGCGCAGCTCGAGCGAACGATGCCGACATCGGCATGAGCATGCGCATGGTGACCCAATACACGATCAACAACGATGCTATGCCGACACGGTGCGACATCTTGTACGGGTACGCGGGTTTGTATCGTCAGATGGGCGTCCGGGTCGCAGGCTAAAGGAGAACAATCATGGCAAATCCAGGTCCTGCTTCCCTCGTGACGGTGCAGTCCGTTGCTGTTGTCACGCCGGTCAATGCATCCACCAACTCCACCCCACAGGGTAGCAATGCATATCGACTGCTCGGTGTAGCCCGAGGCATCAGCTTGAATGGCACGGGTGACACGGCCAC